ACAAACGGCGTTGAAATCTACACAACGGATGATGTGACCGAGGTAATCGAAAATGGTATCATCGTCAAGGCTGTAATTAGAGACGCCCGGCGTTGGCTGTTCATGTTGAACACTTGCGTGGGTTATACGAAACAAGTATTGGGGATCAACAATCCATTTATATTGACCCCTTATCAACTGTATAGGTATCTGAAACATGAAATCACCAAAGGCACCTAAGCCCACAGCACAGCAAATCGCTGTAGAGCGTCGTCAAGCGGCGGCATTGGATGAAGAGATCCGAGAGCAGGAAGAGCGCTTCCGTGCAATGGCTCGCGGTAAGCTAGGAACCAAGTCACTCTTGGGCGGTGTACCTCGCAGTCGTGCTGAAGCGGCTGGCGGTCGTGCTGGTGCGGCCCCGGCTCGTACTATGCTAGGCATGGGTGGCGGAGCGGCTGGTCCACGTCGTACTGGCGGCACTCCGACGGGTCCGTATGGCGGCACGAATATCCAACTTAAGTAGGTAATCTTATGAGCTTGCCCCCGCATCTAGGCTCGATCCAAGATATTAAGGAACGAGAGCAAAAGGCATTCAGCACTCAGGCAATGTGGCACGACCAATTGCAGGATGTGTATGAATATTTCCTACCTCAGCGAAACCTGTTCGACACTGAGAACACAGGCCAGAAGAAGATGGACCGCATCTTTGACTCGACTGCGTTGACAGCTATCCAACAGGGCGCGAGCAAGCTACAAGAGAACATCGCACCGATCATGTCGCGTTGGGCTACCTTCCAGCCGACCGATGAGATCATTCGATTGGTCGAATCTGGGCAGTTCGATGTGTCTGAAGAGGACATCCGAGCGAACCTAGACCAGCAATGCGAGCTGGTATTCGACTATATCAACCGTTCCAACTTCCATACGCAGTTCTATGAGGCCGCACTTGATCTATTGGTAGGCACTGCCACCATGAAGATCGAGGAAACGGACGATGAAACCAATCCTATTTGCTTCAATACGATCCCACAGAAGGGCATCGCGTTTGAGGAAGGTCCATATGGTGGTGTCGAGACGCATTGGCGACGGTTTGAGGTTAAGGCTCGCTTGTTAGAGCGCATGTGGCAGGGCTTTGAGGCGTCACAGAAGATCCGCAACATGATCGAGAACAGCCCCAACAGCGAGGTCCGTGTATCTGAGGGCGTTATATTCGACCCTAAAGACAAGAAGTATTACGGTTGCCTATGGGTGGCAGAAGAAAATCAGTTTTCATGGACTGAAGACTTCGGGCAATCAAGCCCTTGGGTTACTGGTCGCTACACTAAGGTAGCTGGTGAGGTCCGTGGTCGCGGTCCAGCTATGCAATCACTGCCCGATGTACGCTCATTGAACAAAGCTAAAGAGTTTGTATTGCAGAAGGCCGCAATCGACCTTGCTGGCATGTATACAGCTACTGACGACGGCGTTACTAACCCGTACAATATGGTCATTGCACCGGGTGTCGTGATCCCAGTCGGATCAAACAACACCAACAACCCTTCTATTCAACGTCTCGATACAGGATCGAACCTTGCTCTCGCGCAATTCGAAATCGTGGAGCTTCAGAACGCTATCAAGTTGGCACTGTTCAACGACTTGCGTGATCCTGCTGGTCCTGTTCGTAGCGCCACTGAGGTTGCTATTGAATCCCGAGAGCTTGCAAAACGGATCGGGTCGGCCTTTGGGCGACTTCAGACCGAGATACTCGTACCAATACTCAAGCGTGTCGTCGCAATACTGACTCGACGCGGATTGATCGTCCCTATCGAGCTAGATGGGCGTGATGTGCAGATCAAGTTCACCTCTCCACTAGCACGAGCGCAGGATGGCGAGGATCTACTAGCCGTTCAGCAGGCCGTACAGTTCGTATTGGGTACGTCTGGCCCTGAGCAGGTGTTGATGGCCTATAAGACCGAGGACTTCGGTACATGGGCGGCCAATAAGACAGGGATGCCAGCAGAGTTAGTGCGATCTGAGATCGAGAAACAGCAGATCATCCAAGCTGGCGCGCAGGCTCAAATGCAACAACAACAACCACCAATGGAAGCTGAATGACTTGGGAAACAATTGAGGGCGCAAGCCCGGACGCCAAGAAACAGAAAGCCAAAGCACAAGAACAGATCTCCCAAATGACCAAAGCCTATGCCCGGTGCTTCAATACTGAAGACGGGCAGAAGGTTTTAGAGGATCTGACACGTCGCTTTCTATTCGACAATGCAACATCCCTATCCAGCCAGAACGTCGCGTATGAAGCGGCGTATCACAATGGCGAGGCGGGTGTAATTCGCATGATCATCCACTACATACAGCAAGCGGAGAGACAATGAGCGAGGAACCCAAGAAGCGAACGCGCAAAGCAAAGCCCAAGTATGAGGTAGCGGGCGGAAATCTTGATCACCTAGCTACTATTAACTGCGAGCTTGAGTGGCTGACCCCATTGCATGAGCGGTATGGCTTCGAGAAGTTCGAGTATATCCACAAATTCCGTGCATTCCGGTGCTATAAGGACGGGCAACACGTTGACTGGATCGACGTTAACGACTTAGCCCTGATCAATGGCAAGCGGAGGCTGGAAGTTATCCTACTGAAACACCAACCCATAAGCCCCAAGAGGGCGATCATTAACTATCCTTGGAGATAATCATGGACGAACAGGCCGTAGAAAGTAACGACACCCTGACATCATTAGTAGATGCCGCAGAACCTACATTAGGTGAAGGCGAATTCTTTCTGAGTGAGGGAATCAAGGGCGTAGGCGATCAACCCGAGTGGTACAAAGCCGACAAGTACAAGTCAGTAGCAGAGCAAGCCAAGGCATACACCGAGCTAGAAAAGAAGTTCGGCGGATTCACTGGCGCACCTAAAGACGGTTACCAGCCTTATGAAGGTGTAGAGGCGGATGATGCGTTGTGGGGCGAGCTGGTTGAGTTTGGCACCAAGCAGAATATGTCTCAGGCCGCTATGAACGAGGCGTGGGAGCTACTGACAGCACAAGAGCAAGCCATTGAAGAGGTTTCAATTGAGACTGAGATGGCAAAGCTAGGTGATAACGCTGTTGAGCGTATCAAGGTTGTCGAACAGTACATGAAGAACAATCTCGATTCGGACACATACGAAGAGCTTCGTTATGCTGTAAACAGTGCTGAGTCTGTCCAACTGATCGAGGCGCTGATCAAGTCAACCGCCCCTGCTAAGTTGCCGATTGATGGTTACATTCAGCCCGGTGGCATTACATGGGATGACATTGAGGCCGAGATGTTCAAGAAGCATGAGAGCGGTCAGATGCTTCGTGCAGTCGATCCGAACCATGAGCGTAAGATACAGCGCATGATGAAAGAGTTTGGCGGTGATAAGCCATACGAACGCATTGTTGGCTAACACATTTCTTGTGGTATCATAGAGAGATCGGATACCCCTTTCACAAGGCCCGGTAGTTTTTAGGTTGAAAGACTGACCGACTGCCGGGTACTCAGTCCAAAACCTCTTAATCATTTTTTATACATTTGACATAGAGGAGACTGAATCATGTCAATTAATCTCTCCGCAGTAGCGGTAACTGAATTTGACAGCATGGTGAAGCACGCTTATGCGAACGCTGGCTTGCTCAAGAACGCTGTCACACTCCGAAACAACGTCGTAGGTGATACCTACAAATTCCGTCGCATGGGCAAAGGTCTTGCTAACCAGAAGGCTAGTTCTGTTGACGTAACTCCAATGAACGTAGGGCACGAGTTCAAGACTGCGACTCTCGCAAACTGGAACGCGCCTGAGTTCACTGACATCTTTGACGCGCAAGACGTTAACTTTGACGAGAAGCAAGAGTTGGCGACTACAATCGCTGGCGCTTTGGGTCGTCGTTGTGATCAGCTCGTTATTGATGCAATGGACGCTTCTACTCCATTAACAACTGCTGTTCCTGCTGGTGGCACTAACTTGACTATCGCTAAGGTAAACTCAGCGCAGGTTGAGTTGCGTGATCAGGGCGTTCCAAACACTGAGCTTTTCGCTGTTATCGAAGCTGGTGGTCTGGGCGGTCTGTTGAACGACGAGAAGGCAACTTCTGGCGACTATCAGGCTATCAAGGCTCTTGTATCTGGTGAGATCAACACTCTCGTTGGCTTCCAGTTCATCATCCTTGAGACTCGTGCCGAAGGCGGTCTGACAGAAGCGGCTAACATCGTGGACTCTTGGTTCTTCCAGCGTCCATCGGTTGGCCTTGCTGTCGGTATCGACATGAAGACTGAAATCAACTACGTCCCTGAGAAGACCTCTTGGCTTACCAACGGTATGCTGAAGGCTGGCTCTGTTGTACGCGACGAAGGTGGTTTGGTTAAGGTCCAGTACGACAAGACTGCATAAGTCTTATCCGGCCCCTTCGGGGGCCATTCTATTTCCGGGTGGATTATGGCGAGCAAGATCGACTTAATTAGCAATGCACTTATTCTAATTGGTGACACTCCGATTAATTCACTTACTGGTGGATCACGGCGCGAGACTGTCGCAAACAATCTCTACGACAACATTGTCCAGAACGAGCTAACAAAGCATCGTTGGGGCTTTGCACGTCGTAAGGCGCAGATATCTCTGCTGACAGATACCCCGACTGATCCCAATGAGTGGAAGAGCATCTATCAGCTACCCACTGATTTACTATTCCTGATCACTGTTTCCCCTGATTCGAACTATCAGGTCTATGGCGATAAGGTTTACAGCAATTCATCGCAAGCCCTGTACGCTGACTACATTGCAAACGTCACTGAAGATGAGTGGCCCGTGTACTTTTCCAAGATGATTGAGTACGCACTGGCTATGGACTTCGCGGCGAGCATTAGAGACAGTTCAGCGGCACGAGGTGAGATGGCGGCGGCTTATGTGAATGCGTCCCGTATGGCGCGATTCACGGACTCTCAGCAACATCCTACGCAACCGATAAGAAGCAACCCATTCACTAATGTGAGGTTCTAATGGCTAAGACTCGATTCATTCAGTCTAGCTTTGTAAGTGGCGAGCTATCCCCGTTACTGAAGGGCCGCATTGATATCAACCAGTATTATCAGGCGGTAGAGACTGCCGATAATGT